GTTTGAAATTTCGGATGGGCCAGACTTGATAGTGTCCTCTTTCGTCAACGCCTGTTCCCCAATCTGTGCCCATATGTGTTCGTAGGTTCTCAGGTAATGAGAATAGTAGAAGTCTTTAGACAATGTTTTGACAGGGGCTAATAGAAATTCATATTCTTGTAACACCATCATCCCTAAGAACTCAACACAGAAACATGAGATTTCGTAATCTGTTAGCTCACTATGCTGAGCCTTAAGGATGTTGAACACCTTAGCTGCAAGCTCCTTTGGACTCGGAGCTAACTTATCTAAGTGCTCAATTAATTCTGGCGTTAGTTTCAGCACTTTGTTCTTTGCTTAGTTGATTGTTAATCTCTTGCCAAAGTGCTAGACTTTTTGTATCTGTTTCGTCTACAAGAAATGAACCCACTACTTGATCGTTATGATTAACTGATAATACAACTTGACCCGAGCGCACGAACAATCTTTCAATCGTCCACATTTAATTGATTCAGTTTAGGTGGACGGCGCCGCTTCGTATTATTTACACCAAGGACGCCAAGCATTTCATCATATTTAGATTGACGATAGCGCATAAGAGCTACGACAAAGCCATCCGGGCCACTTCTTACTGGTACTTGCTTGCCTGTAAAGACAAGCTTATCACTGGACAAATTACTAAGCTCTGTAATTATATCATCTAAAGAGATTCCAGCTTGAATAGCTAAGGTTGCAAGCTGTCCAACTGCTTCGCACCATGCACGAAGCGTGGAACCAGACTTGCCAATTTCTAAGCGGAATCCAATAGGCTTGTTATTTAACTCAAGAATGGTAACAAACATCGTACCATCTGGCGTTGTAATCTCAGCAACAGAGCAATTACAAACTTCTGGAATAGTGATCGGCATATTACTCCTGTTCTACTTCATCCTCATCCTCAAGAGTTCCATCCTCATCGTCCTCTTCAATTTCCTCAGCATCGAGTTCATTAATCAACTCGTCGTCCATTGACTTCTCAACCTCATCAGACTCATCTTCACTCTCTTCCGGCTCTGCTTCTGCTTGCTTCTCTAGTGCATCATTGACTTCAGCTTCAAGCGCAAAGAAAGCTTCCTCTGCTTCCGAACCGGGCTCATACTCACGTTCGGTAAGATCATCCTCAAGTGCGTTAAGTGCCTTGACAAAATGATTGCCGATAGCACGATCACTAAACTTAGCAAAGTCTAGTGCTTTGAAAATTGCATCAAGCTTTTTCATAGTTTTGTATTGGATTAAGGGTGATTGGTTCGGATGAATCTAAGATAACACATTTGCCCCGGTTTGTCAAGAGGCAGGTTTGCGCTTTGCTGGACTAGCTTTGAAGATATTGATTACTTTATCTTCATTAACTTTAATTTCAATCTTCAATGCTTGTTCAACAGCTCTTGGCAACATCTTAGCGAATCGCTTAAGACAGTTACCGCAAAACAGCAAGCTTTCACTTGCAAAGAGATCTTCGCGATCAGAATGTATCATGTAACTAATGAGTATATCTTTGCGACAGTTATCGCATGTTACAAAGTCGCCTTGCGGGTCACGGCTTTTGGTTATTATTAGCATCTTCAGCTCGCTGTAGTATAGACTTCCAATGTTCTCGTACTATTGGAACTGCACCATCTTCGTTGAGACTCTTACGAACTTCGGACAAGAAATTTGGTGAGGACATAGTTTGGTCAATAAAATCTTCAAGCCTTTTATGCAAATCGTATTGTGGATACATGAGATCTCTGCCATTAAGAACAATGAAGCCAAGCTTCATGTCTCTAACGCGGGCAAGGAAATCAAGATCAGCACAACTAGCTTGAAAGCCAGTAACGCCTAGCTTATGAGCAATGAAATTAAATGTGGCAACAGAAGCCATACTCATTGCATAGACGCATGTACCATAGTCATGCTGCTGATTAACTAGGTTATTAATATACTCTGTTAGCTGCTCAATAGTATCAAACGTTGGTACTTTGGCCTTCTGCATTTCGGCTTCGGTCATCTTCATTCTCCGGGCCTCCTAGTTCCAGTTGGTGCAGATGGACCAGCTCCAATGAGAAAACCAACAAGCAGCATTAAGATTGCAAGAATAGCATACCACATGATTAGCTCCAAGGTTATACTAATTACACCTCAAGTCAGTGGCGTAAAGAAATACCAAAGTGTTGTAAGAATTAGATAGACTATGATTGCTATGAACGTACTACTTCTTGGCTTCATAGTCATTTACTATGCAACCTAGGCTTGTGGGTAGCTAGATGTGCAGCAAGCCAACGCCAACGCTGGTGCTGCTTGAGTTTAGTAGGACGTTCACCACATACAGGACATTCAATTCTAAGCCCCCAATACTTCCCTGCGCGCCTTGGCAAGAAGTAACTCGCCCACCCTTTCGGTAAGCTCTCGCTTAGATATACCTGAGCCTTCCGCGAAAGCTTCAATGAATCCTTCGACCCTTCCGAAGATGTATAATACTTGCGGGCTGCTTGTTCCATGATTAATTTCCTTTCGATTAGCTTTTTTCTTAGCCTTCCATGCTCGCTTCATACGCAAGCTTTGCTTGCGCTTGCCTTCTGGAGTTTGTGTCCAGTGTTTAGTTTTGGGCATCTTTAATTATATCCTCTTTAATTTCTTCTTCCAATTGCTTTTCAAACGCTTCGCCTGACTCATAGTGACAATGCGGGCAAGTAGTAGGTATAACTTCCCAAACTACAACGAACATTTTCTTACGTTGAAATGGATCAATTGGATTAGTGTCATCTTCAACTGTGTAATTTACTTCAACTTCATAAGACTCGAAACAGTTTACGCAATTCACTTCCCTCGTTGCTGTAGCCATGCGATTACCTTCTCCTTACTTCCATAACAATTCATGGGCAGAAAGTTATAGATAAATGCCATGATTGGAAAGATAGTTACTGCATGATATGTATCAGCAAGACGCATAGCTGAGATAAGATCATTTTCAAGACAAGCTTTGAGGAATGAACCGGGGTCTTCGTGTTCTTTATGATAACGTTCAATAGACTTTCTATCCTCTTGCCTAAGAAAAGTCATTGGCTGTTCCTGCATGACAAAGCTTAACTCTTCAAGTCTAGTTTTTTCGTAGATTAGCTTGTTATCAGAATCAGCAGGAACACGATTAATAGCCATATGAATCCCTTTATCCAGTCACGCATCATGAATGTGACAGCGAATACGCATATCGCTGTTAGCTGACTGTTCCATTGTCAGTGCATGTTCTAGTACAATAGCCTCAAACTCTTCCTCAGTCATGCTACTATTGCTGGTGAAGAACTCCAAGCGAAAGATCTTAGTATGCTTAGGATTAATCTCACACATTAGTTGCTCGATTACTAGAGTGTAACGTTGACCAGTAGGTTGTGCTTGACAATGAGGGCAAGTTAAATCGTTATGACCTATAAGTTTATTATATTCGTTTCGTTTAGTGGCTACACTAAAGTCTACTATAACTTCGTAAGATTGTCCACAAAAATAACATTTAATCGTTCTCTTTGTCGTCATAATCATTGTCTTTACGCCTCCCTTCTACTGGCGTACCACAAGCAAAGCAAACTTTATCTTCATCCTTAATGAGGTCAGCGCCGCACTTTCGACAGCTAATCCATTTAACTTCAGCTTTGCTCATTTTACTTCCTCGTTTTTGGGTATCCACACTGTACGATTGCTCTAATTCTCATGTTGCACATCCATCCGTATAAAGCTGCTAACGACAATATTAGCTAGAGCGTTAAGCGAACTAAGGATACAGGCAGCACTTGTTACTGATTCATGTGCAATAACTAGGACGTGAGCATCATGCTCTGCACAACCGACAGAGCCAACGATCTTCTTACCTTCAAAAGCTTTAATCAAATCTTCGTTGGCTTCTGTTTCGTCAATTATAAGCGTAATTGTTTTCATTCGGGTTCGATCTCCATATCTTCATCCGAGCTAGGAGTGTGCATGAAACAGAAAGAGTCATACTTTCTTACTTTATTACCATCATCATCTGTTTCGTAATAATAGTCTGTGCGCCTACGGCAGAAGTCACTATCATTTGTGCTGCCAACCTTACCTATGTGATAGCAACATTGACCGGGTTTGAGCATTAACGTCTCTCCTTAAGTGACTTAATAAGCTCCATTACGATTGAACTATCGCGACTTGCTTCTGCGCCTTCAACAATCTCATTGAACAACTCAAGCTTAGCTTGCAATAGTCCCATAATATCTTCTTCGATTGTATTCTCACTTACTACATAGTAAGAGTTAACGCTATGCAAATCGTTCAACCGCCCATATGCTCTTGCTTCTGCTTGATGATGATTTGCTGGAGTCCAATCAAGATCGGCAAAGATTACACTTCCCGCTGCTGTAATATCCAATCCTTCCCTAGCTGATTTAATTCCAGCAACTAGGAAGTGTAGGTTATCATTAGCTTGGAACTCATTAACAATAAGCTGTCTCTTCATTACATCCATTTCACCGCTAAACCAAATAGCTTCGTTCGGTGAACCAGTAGCCTTAGAAGTTACGTTAAGCTTGTCGCTAATAGCTTTAACTACTTCCGGGCTATTGACGAATTGTGAGAAGATCAGTACCTTCCTGTGTGTATCTGTTGACTCTTCATATAATTCATTTGCAAGCTCTACAATATAATCCACCTTGTCCCACGCACAGACTTGTTTCATCTTAAGTAACTGTGCTAGGATACTAGTGATTACTGTAGTGTTGTCCGTGCTGCCATCCCACTTATCTACATCACTCCAAAGACCTTCAACAACCTTGTTGTATTGTGCCTGCGCTTTGGATGACAATGTATATTCGCGAGTAATTCGGTTAATAGGCGGCAACTCTTTAAGCACATCCTTCTTAACCTTACGGAACATAAGAGGCTTGAGTATCTCCCTCAATTCATCTACATTCCTAGCTCGCTTACCGTCAATTGTATAGTGATTTACGAATGACTCATAAGCGCCTGCCGAGTCAGGGTCTAGTACCTTAATAAGAGGCCACAGCTCGCTAGGACGGTTAAGCAATGGAGTACCAGTAAGCAACATCCAACGCGGAGAAACTAGGTCACGAACTGCTCTCGATCTATTCGAGCCCACGTTCTTAATGTAATGCGCTTCATCTACTGCAATGGCATCAAAGTTTCCTGCGTTTAGAATTTCTACCCACATTTGACGGGTAGTGGCAGGAGTTTCTACCTTTAAGCCTGTTGCCTTGTCAATTTCTGTCTTGGCAGGAATCTTAGTAATCTCACTAAGGCAATCGTAATTAATGATGTAATAACGATGCTTGCCTGCAAGGACTTGAGCAATGTCATAGTTATTAGGTACGCTACCATTTAGCACATAGGCACGGAAGCCAGTGAACTGCTTAACTTGGCGTACCCAATTGGGAATAAGACTTGCGGGCGGAATGATTAGAAACTTACTACCCTCACCACGTTCTGCAAGTCTCTCCATTACTGCAATAGTGCATGGGGTCTTACCCAATCCCATTTCAAGAGCATTAATCATTCGAGTCTGTGCTGCTTCTGCAAACTCTACAGCTATTGACTGAAAATCTCTAAGCTTGTAGCCATTTAACTCTATATGCTCTGCTGGCTCAGTCTTAGTAGCAATCTCGTCAAGTTTGGCACGCTTTGTTAACGCATCATTGATATAGGCTTGTGCTTCTTCACTATAGATTACACCTTCAACTTCCTTTAATGCGCTAGGCAAACGCCAGCCTTCTGTTAATGGAACAAGATACAGAAGTCTGCGACTGTCATATGTGGTGCCGGGGATAACGCGAATTAGATAAGCATTAGCCTTCGGTCCCAGCTTGACTTCAAAATAATTCTTGTGTAGTTTAATCTCAAATGGTGCTGAAGCTTTCCAAGCCTTAATACCTTTTTCGTTTAGCTCACCATACTTGAGATAAACGGACGGCAATTGCTTAAGCTTTTCAGCCAAAGGCAACCATTCAGGAACGTCTACACTCCACTTGTTGTCGAGATAATTAAACTTTGTAGTCTTGTGATTTCTAATTGTTAGGTTAACATCCGCACGACTTTCGCTTGCTGAAAAGTAAAGAACATCGTTAATGATTTCAATATTACTAATCATGCAAGGCTTAATGCGCCTACGTTCATTCTCTTCGATTGCTAACTGCCAATCATAAAGATAAGTTTCTCTGGCTTGCTTACGTTCTCTAATCTCAGCAAGCTTCCGTTCAAGCTCTCTCTCAAGCTCGTCGTCATTCATTGCTGGATTAGTCATACTGATTTAGCTCCATAGAGAATCTTAAGCGCCTTGTCTAGCGCAGTGAACGCATTGCCATCTAGCTTAACTGCAACTCTTGCTTTCGTTTTATTATCTACAACTTCAAGCTCAGTAACATAGCGGACAGTGTACTTATTCAGCTTCTTTCCGCCAAACGTTTTATCTTCATGCTTAATAATATCGTCGGCAATTCTATTCATCTTCAATGATCGCCAACGTGCTACTTCTGGATCATACTTAACAAGCGCTTGACTTCTAAGAAATTCGCGCAGGTCAATCCGACTAAACACTCGACGCAATGTAGGCTTAAACTCTTCATGCCAAGGTGGATACTTAATTAATATAAGAATCACCTTGCCACATTTAATTTCTATTTCATTCTTCATTGCATCATCATATTGCACGTCATACTCATAAGGAAATAGCCCTGCCTTCCTTCCATATTCCTTATGTATCCAATCCTTGACAGCTTTGGATTGTTCGGAAGTCATGTTTAAAAGGGCCATTTGCTTTTCACCTTTAGAGGAAACCGCCACGAAACCCAATATAACACAATCGGGTCCGTTTGTCAAGTTTTCTAATAGAAGCTTTAGTAACTAAAGCTTGTAACTTAGTCAGAAAAAAGGCTAGTAGGTTTGACCCTACTAGCCCTTAGGTGTAGCATTGCACAGTCGCGGACGGAAACCCGCCCATACAAGCTAGACACTTGGCGACTTTCAGGCATTAAGCTAGTCTAGTATCACTCTTAATGCCCTCACCGTGCAATGCTACTCTTACGCCGCGCTACCCTGAAGCATTGCAAGAATCTGCTCAGGAGTCATCTTAAGGAACTGTTCCTTATCCTCAGTAGCAAGGGCCAGAATCTTATCAGCGTTCTCAGCCTTAGTTGCACGGCTCATTCCGCCAGTAGTTTCAGGCTTGTACTGCTTAGTCTTTTCGATTTCGTCAGCAATTTCCTTTTCGAAATCTTCCAGCGTTGCAGCACTGGACTTGCCGAGACGGAGCAAGCTAGACTGTGGTGCGCTACGGCCAATCAACTTGTTATTGCGTGAAACATGTTCCGCCGCACTACCGTAAAACTGCGTCAGCTCTTCGACACTTTCAGTCTGCGGAACAAGGAAGGTAATCTCACGCTCACCATACTTCTCATGCGTTACCTTCTTCTTAACCTTGCCGAACTTCATTTGCTTACCCTCGTTGTTAGTGAATGATTAGTTACGTTACCCATCCCATCCCCACAGAACATAAGATAACATGATCGGGTGCCTTTGTCAAGAGTTTCGGTTAGTCTGATTGTCCCAAATTAGCCCCAATTTCAGCAGTATTCCGATATAAAGGGGTCGGGATAGGGCTATGTGGAAAACTCCCCGCTTTTCCACAGTGCGTAGCCATTTTGTATTTACTAATGCTTCGATGGCTTCAAGCATTGACTTCGTGCTCACTTATAGTTAGGTAAGGTCCATCACCAGAAACATCATCTAAATTCAAGATCCAATAACCGCTTTCGTTTTTGTTTAGATCATAAAGCGTAGGATCAAGGCTATATTGTTTACAAGCAGCTTCTAACGAAGCAAAGACGCTTTCGACGCAACTACCTTCGTACTTATAGCCCCGAGAAACGATGTAGACTTTCATTCAATACGCTCGACTATCTGACTTTCATTAATCCATCGAATGTCATAGTCTGGGCGCAGAAAGCTAGAAGTAATCATTACTTTACCATTCATAGGCTTACCAGACAATATCCAAAGATCACCAAACTGTTTAACGACTTGCTTCTCCCTTTTCGTTTCCGGTTTCCATCGGATTAGCATTGGCAATCTCCAATTCTGAATGATGCCAGCCTTTCGTTACTAACACCTTACGGTTTTCGATTGCATCTTTCACGTTGTCATGCTCACTTAAGACCTTACGATTAGGTCCATGAGCATCGTGTACAACAATGATTTTAGACATTTCACTTTCTCCAGCAGTGGTAACAGTACCAATGTACGATACCGCTAACTCGCACCTTGCGTGCAACTCTGACTTTACATTGTTCGCAAAGCATGATTCATTTCCTCTGTTTACGTTAAATGTGCCAAGCAGGATTTGAACCTACCACAAGTTAAGAACTCTCCGTGAAGAGTTTAATTAAACCTTAACTTGCTCAAGAGTTAAGGGGAGCAATCCATTTAACTCCTTGGCACGTTTTACTAGATTCCTTTCGATGTAGGATAAAGATAATACAATCAGCTTCTTTTGTCAAGAGTCAAAGACTTCCAGCGACAACCTAACAGCATTGCCCGGAAGAGCTTCCTTGGCAATCTCAAGAGCTTCTGTCCAATCCTTACAGAAGCCTAGATAGATCATAGTACCATCGTCTAATTCGTCGTCTTCCGTTGTCCAGAAGACAAGATTATACTGTCGCATTGTTGCTCCTAGTAAGTGCCAAATGCAACTCCAAGGGAAATCTCCCAACTCCCAAACAACTCCAATTTCTCCAAATGCTCCAATCTAGGAGGCATGGGTTATCCACATTTCCACATTTCCACATTCCTGCGACTTATCCACAATCACTGTATGAAAGTTAGCCGCTAGTGTTCGATTTCTGTAGGGTAGGTGGTTAAGTTATTTATATATTTTTTTATTATTGTAACATATCCACATACCCACTCACTTATCCACACTCCCTAAGCTCACTGTGGAAAACTCCTTGCCCTGAATTGGAGCAATTGGAAAATTGGAGTCTTTGGAGCCCGTTTGGAGTTTAGTAATTACTAGCTCGCTTAACGCTTAGTAATCCTTCATTCGCAAACGTACAACGTAGATAAGCAACATTACCATGAGTCCAACGAATACCCATACTGCAATGTTTAGTGACTCAAGACTAGGATAGTATTGCATCTTACTTATCCTCTAGCATTGTTACATGAATTGCGATATGTCGGCCCGGATAAGCTAATTCTTGTTCATACTTAATGAGAGCATCAAAAGCGTCTTCAGCTTCTACTTCAACTTCACCTTCATAAGGCTCAAAACCGTCATTCTCATCACAAGCTTCAATTTCAATTTTAAACCTTGCCATGTTAACTACTCCGTTAAAGGAAATAGGATGTTAGCATCGAAGCTTAGATTACGTCCTAGACCTTTAGCGTCCTAGACTAATCCATCCTAAAGCGTGCTATCACGCTCCAATGACTTAGGGCCGATAGGCTTCCATTAGTCTAGGTTTGTTCACTAGCTAACTTGTGGCCTGAATAGTCTAAATGCTTTGTTTGTCAGACTCTGCACTAGACTAACTCGACGCATCTTTCTCGCCATTGTGTCTCTTGGCCTAGCCTAGGTTCCTGTCCGCTCTGTCAATAGAGCAAACTAGTTTGCCTAGAGTCATGCGCTATGCACGCACGCTAGTCTAACTGCCAAGAGCTATTTTTACTGCACCTACACTTAAGTTAATACAGCTTCCTTCATAAGTCAAGGGGCTTGCGGGTATCGCACCCGCGCTTACTCTATTTAGCCCCGTGAAACTTGCTTCGTGTACACGCTCAAGCCACAAGTGCTGATTGGGTCAAACGTGCAGCTGGCCTTGTGCGCTTTCCTACGACTCGCACCCGTTCGCTTAATCGCTTGCTGATATGTTATCTTCCCATCCAGCAATGCACGGCAAACGTTCCGACGATAGTTTCCGATGCGTGAGATTGTAACTTTACGCTCACGCTTGACCTTAGCGCGACTTGTTGCGCCGTGGCTAAAGTCTGTGCCGACCATTGACATTTTCGGCTCACTTTTGGATTGTGAAAGAGCATAATGCAAGTTAATCGCTTTGCTGCACTTTGTCAAGAGCCTTCTGGGCCACGTTACAATGACAACAGAAGAGACTTTCCCAAACCTTCCCGGCGCTGTGAAACTGCAAGTAATAACTTCACAGTGCATAAGGTACTTATCATCTTCTGCCTTGTCAAGTCTTGCAGATTGCTAGGCTTTAACTATCCCGCCGCGCATCGCTTAACTTGACGATTGTAACTTAGCTAATCCATCTCCATTTGTCAAGAGCCCGTCTTTAACTGCCAGCAACAACCGTTATTGACTACAATCGAAAGCTAACATACTAGGCTTGTGAACGCAATACACAAGAATGTAACGATTGTGTATCATATCCACACAGTTATCCACATTATCAACATCTTGCAATATGCCCGAAGTATTGCATAATGCAAGAGCGGGCAGCTACTATTGCATTTTGCATGAAGTCTTGCGTATTGCAATAGTGTTTCAGTTTGGAACGTCTCAGCAGCTACGTTGCAATCTGCAACATGTTTCAATTTGAAACAGCTATTGACATGGCAGGGGTGAGCCGGAAACGCGACGCAGAGCGCCGGAAAATGACGTTTCTACAATTTGTAAATAGGATTTAGCCCTTATAAACTAATCACCCAAAATTTCAATAATTGCACAATATTTCACATCAATCTCCAAACCAACTCCAAATCTCCTTTGGTTCAGTCCAAATGGATTGTAAACTTTGCACATTCTTTCCACATTTATTATATTGTTTTCAATCGTGGGCGGGGCCAACCTCAGCTTGAGTAAACTATATGCGATCTTCAATTCAATGTCCCAATATTGTTATTGCAAATGGTGGAACTGTAAGCACTGCCGTTATTGATGAATTGTCCTTTGGCGATGCTGAGTTGCTTACCATTCAATCGCCCGCCGTTCTTGCCGAGGCAGCAACAATTCAAATTAGCAATGACTTTGATGTAAATTATGCCAAGAACGGTTTGACACTTGCTGCTGCGACTGCTGCTGCTACGTGGGCAGATTTAGTTGATTTAACTGGCACTGCCGTAGCTTTAGGCGGGGCCGGAGAAGCAGTTATGCTTGATAACTTTCCTTGTGCTGCATGGCGAATTAAGGTTGCAAGCGCCGCCGCCGCTGAACATACTTTTAAGATTTACAAGTTAGTAAGTTGCTAACATGCGAGACGGAAAGTTACTCATCGCATTTATCTGGGTTGCAGCACGGCCCTATGGGTGAAATGAAATGCCAAGGAAATATGCGAAGGTTAATTCATATGCAGCAAAGTTTCTCAAGGCTCAGCTTAAACGTCTAAAGGTTAATTACAAAGGCAAGACCTATGCCGGACGAATTAGTAAGAAAGGCACCAAAACTTAAGCCAAGCAAGCGTTGGCGACCAAAGAAGTGGATACCAATTTACGATCAAATGGTTGCAATGCACTGTGTAGGAGAAAGTAATAAAGCAATTGCTGAACGCTTTGATTATACACCGCAGCAAGTTTGTAATATCTTAGGCTCAGAACAAGCAAAGATTATCAAAGAGCTTGTTCATAGGAAGGTATTAAGCGAGCTTGAAGATACTGGAGATAGACTTAAGAAAATCGAACTTGCTGCAATTAAGAATATTGAACGCGTGATCTCAGATGAAGGTATGCTTGAGAGTAAGCCGTTGGCCATATTTGATCGCAGTATGGATATTCTCAAGGGCATTGGTAAACTTAGGGGTGCTGATACTCCTGTAAATCAAACTAACATCTTCAACATCCCTGCCGAACATTCAGCAGCTTTAGCTAGTGGAATTGAAAAAGCTAACGAAGCAATGATGCTTCATGGAAATGTTGAAGTCAGAACCTTACCAGCAGGTAAGAAAGATGAAAAACACAGTGGATCAGCTTCTTGAGGAAGCCGCATTAAATGCAGATAGGGAGAAGGCTCGTAAGCAGATAGTTCGTGACTTAGATGAATTTATTGAGCATTACTATCCACCCTTCAAGGAAAAGGGTTTAACACTAGCAGAAGCATTACAAGTGTTTAAGCTCCATGAAATTGAACAAACTCTATGTGAAGCTTTTCCGCTGGAGGTTGAAGAAGATGAGTGATCCAGTCGGGCCGATGAGTCATAGTAAGCGGATGCAAAAGCATATTGATAATGGTGGAGAATTTAGTCCTGCGGATTCCGTGAAGAAGTACGATAAAATTGAATCACGGACTTTTATAGATTCAATTAACGAAGGTGATGTTGGACGTACTCAGCACGCAAAGGAACTCGCAGACCAAAGTGATGAAGCTTATCAGAAGGCACTTAAGTATAGACGTATGGTTAGAAACGCTAAGAAGAGGATGAAACCAAAATGAGCGATCAAGATCCTCGTAAGCTTCAAGGTTTTGAAACTCCACGAGATAAGTATAGGAATCAGCGTCGGGATGAAATGACACAGGAAGATTCTTTATTGATTGAGGCTTACGGTAAGAAGGGCGCTGCGCTTCGTAAGACTGCAAAGGTATTTGGTGAAGCTGATGCTAGGATGCACCATAAGGAAGCGTCGGATTCTTCATTTGCGGATAAGGCAAAGGAAAGAATTAAGCATCCAATTCGGAGCATCAAGAATTTATTTGATTGACTCCTATGGAACTTAATCAAGATTTAGACGCTGCTATATCGAGCTTAATCAGTGAAGAAAACATAACTAAAGCTCGTAAGCTATCAGATAAGAAGATGGAATCGCTTACAACCGATCAGTATAAGTATCTTCGTAAGCGCGCAAAGTTAGATTTATTTTTTCTGTGTACTGCAATTCTTGGATATAATAAGTTATCATCAAAGCTTCACGGAGAGCTTTGCTGGTGGCTTATGAGAAATTGGAAGCAGAGATTTAAAGAAATACTACTCCCTCGTTCCCACTATAAGTCAACAATCGTTACCATTGGTCATAGCATACAAATTCCACTGCCCGATGAAAGTGGGATTGCGCCTTGGCCTGAAAATCTTGGAACGAATGTTAGATTATTGATCGGGCACGAAACGGCTGAGCAGGCATCACGCTTCTTAGTTTCAATTGCTGGGCACTTTCTAAGTAATCCACTCTTAATGGGATTATTTCCAGAATGTGTACCTACAGCTAAGAAGCAGAGAATTAATAAGTACGAACTAGAATTACCAAGGTCTGAAATTTGGAATGAAGCCACCTACGATACAATGGGCGTAGGTGGGAAAAGTCAGGGTAAGCACTATGATTATTTAAAGCTAGACGACTTAATTGGTGATAAAGCTCGTGATTCTAAAGCTGAAATGCAAACTGCTAAGGATTGGTTTGATAACATTCAAGCCTTCTTTACAGAATTTTTAAAGGCCAAGTTTGATCTTGTTGGTACGCGCTGGGCTTATGAAGATTTGTACAATCATGCTCATATCACTTATGGGCCGTCATTATTAAAGTATATTCGGGCGGCAGAAGAGTTAAATGAAGCGACTGGAGAGTTAGAACCAATCTTTCCAGAAGCTTTTACAACTGAATCTTTTGCTATTCTTAAAAAGAATCCAAAGATTTGGTCAGCACAATATGCAAATGATCCTGCTGCGGGAGCAAATGAACTACTTCCGCAGTGGAAAAGGTACTATGAATGGGCAGGTTATAATAAGCTACGTTATGCTGTAGGTGAAAGCTGGATGTATCATAACATAATGAACCTCGATAGAGTTATTTTAATTGACCCTGCAACTGTTGGTAAGTCGGGTTTCATTGTTACTGGCTCTGCTTCTGACGAAAAAATCTTCATTCTAGAGGCTACAAAGAATGATTGGCGTCCGCCAGAGCTTGTAGATTACATTTTTAAAGCTGTTGTACGTTGGCAACCAAGGCTTGTAGCTATTGAAGATGTGCTTTTTAGCGCTATTTTTAAGCCTTGGTTGGAATCTGAGATGAAATTAAGAGGAATCAGATTCATTGTAGTGCCTATTAAGACGGGCGGCAAGGCAAAAGATGCAAGAGTTAGAGGCTTGACTAACTATTGGGCGGCTGGTTGCATATATCACCACATTACCCAAGTAGATTTTGAAGAAGAATTTAACAAATTTGGAGCCACAGAAGACTATCATATGCTCGATGCGCTTGCACAAGGCCCGCAAGTATGGACGAAACCTTATACGCAAGAGCGTTGGGACTCATTTAAGCAAGCAGAGCAGATTTTGCTTGCCGAACGCGACGCAGAAACGGGATATTAACTGTGCCAGATTATCCTCGTCAGCTTAATTTAGGTGAAGAGATAGAAAATGCGCTGAAAATGTATCTTGACGAGGAATTACTTAACCACTATGCAGAGCGTGGTGCCTTCCTTGATGAATTAATTTCAGCGCAGCGAGATTATTGGGCAGAACCTAAGTCAGAAAAGCGTTCATTTCCGTTTAGTGGTGCTGCTACAATCATAATTCCTCTTTCTGCCATCGCTTTTGAGGCTATTCACGCTCGGGCGATGACTCAGTTGTTTGGCCTGAAGCAGAAAATTAGTGCAGAGCCGAAGAATGACATGTGGGTTGACGTTGCTCCTAAGTTTGAAACGTTCATGAGTGATGAACTTGACCGTTTGAAGTTTAGGCAGCAAATTGAACCCGCAATTATGGAAATTGAAAAGCTTGGAACTGGTGTTGCTAAAGCGGGATGGTGTAAGTACATTAAGTATGGCGTTCGCAAGGTAGGTGAAGAGGAAATGGAGTTTCCTGTAATCACAAAACAGGGAGCAACTGCTGATACAGTTCCTCTTAGTCGCTTCTTAATGCCATATACATCACGAGATCCTCAAACAGCTCCTTGGTGTGGCGAAGAGCATAGCTTTACAGCAAATGAAATTAGGCTTCATTGCGATAGTGGGCTGTTTAAGCCTGAAGCTTATGAGAATTTAAAGAGTTATTACAACACTGAATCGTTCGATAACTCGTCTGGCGCAGCATATGAGAGAAGCCAAGAAGAGCTTGAGAAGCGTGTTCCTCATATGCCAGAGAGATTTACCATTGTAGAAATTTGGCTAAGCTACGATGTAGCAAACAATGGAAGATTTAGAGAAATCGTAGTTCATTACCATAAAGAATCAAGACAGATCATTAGTATTCGTTATAATTGGTATGAAGATTTACACAGACCATATCGTGTTGGTGTCTATATTCCAATTGAACATCGTTGGACTGGCATTGGCATTATAAAACAGAATAAGCAATTCCAAAAGGAGATTACGACGCAGCATAGGCAGCGTTTGGATAATGCAACGCTCGCTAATATGCGAATGTTTAAAGTAAGTAGAATGAGCGGTTATGGCCCGAATGAACCAATTTTTCCGGGCAAGATGTGGTTCCTTGATGACATGACGCACTTAGAATCCGTACAATTAGGCGAGATTTATCCAAGTGCATACAACAATGAACAGCAATCGCTCATCTATAGTCAACAAAGAACTAGCGTTAACGAAGTTACTCTTGGTATGCCACAAGTTGGCACTCCCGGTACAGCTACCGGAGACTTGCAGCGTATTCAAGAAGGAAGAAAGAAGTTCGATTATGTCTTTGGCAACATTAAGAGTTTCCTTAATGAAATCGTAATTGATATTGCAGTAAACATTCAGCAGTATGGGCCACACAATCTTGAGTATTTTGATTTAGTTTCGGGTGGGCCATTAGTAAAACAAATGCTCACGCTGCCTCAAGAGCTGATTAGAGATGGATTGATTCTTCATTTCGGCCTTACTGGTGAACAAGAGAACGATATTGTAGATCGGCAGAATTGGGTACAAATTGCAGGAATGATTACACAATACTACACCAGTCTGCTGCAATTAGCTCAGCTTAGCGGCGATGGACAGTTGGTGCAGAACATCACTCGTAAGGGTCTTGTTGCTAGTACCGAAGCCATGAAGCAAATTCTTGAATCTTATAAGATTAAGAACATTGATCGTATAATCATTAAGGAGCTAATCGAAAATGCAGCCATCAATGGATCTAACGCAATACCTAACGCTGGCGGAAGTGGAGGAATTATCCAACCTTCCGGCAACGGATTACTGGCCCCATCTGCGGCGCCTATTGCTCAACCTTAGAAAGTCCGCAGCAGAAGCATTAATCAGTTTTTCTCAACCACAAGATGCTTATGAAAAGCGGGGAATAATAAGAGGAATTGATTTAGTAGTTAATTCGTTGGAAAGTCTAAACCATTTTAAGCCCGAGGTTTCTAATGCCGGAGAACGAAGAGTTGAACAGTCAGGAAGACCCGAACAATTCTCCACCGACGAGCACGGAAGAGCCAAAGCCGCAAGACCAGCCGAAGAGTACAGAAGTCCCTACTAATAATCTTCAGGCCGAGCTTGCTGAATTAAATCGTCGAGCCTTAGCTGATTTGCATAGGCAGAATCAAGAATTACAAGCGAAGTTAGCTGAGCAAAATAAAACGCCTCAGCATAGTCCAGAAGAAGATTCAAAGCTGTTATTCCAAGATCCGCGTAAGTTAATTCGTGAGGAACTCTCGTCAATCGTAGCTCCATTGCTTGAGTTTCGTCAAGAATATGGGAAGCAGCAAGCATATGAAAGACTTAAGAATGAGTTAGCTCAGGTTCCGAATCTGTATAACATCTACAAGGATATTGCTCCATATGTAGATGAAGCAATGCGAAATAGCGAGCCGACGTTACAGAACATGCAGGCTGCTATTCTTAGCATTTATGGAGCAAAGCAAGCAGGATTGTTACCCAATTCACAACCTAAGCCTGTAGAGAAGCCATCTGTGTCTAACAATCCTAATCCTCCGCATTTACCGCCTTCAGCACCAGCACCACCGAGGGCATCTAATAACAATCAACCTAAGACTCGTGAATTAACTGAAGCTGAGCGTGATATTGCACGGCGCTTTAATATGACACCAGAGCAGTATATTAATTATCTTGAGGCTGATCCGGATGTAGGAACGTGGAAGGGGATTAAGTAATGTCACAGCAACGGGTAGTAGAAGTTGATGTTAAGACTGACAATCCTGAAGTCTTAACACGGTCCCAGAAGAAGGCAAAGTTAGTTGAAGTTCTTGACCGTGGCATTACTGTTGACAGGCTTAAAGTTGATTTACCCCCAGAACTTTATGGCGAGTGGGTGCCTAATGATCCGGGTGAAATTGCAAGAATGGAAACGTTAGGCTTTGAAATTGACAAGGAGTATTCACCTAAGCGCTCCTTGCATGGTAGTGGTAGTGGAGAGGGTAGAGTTGCTGATGTGATTTTTATGACTACATCGAGAGAGACTAAGGAACTGATTGACGAAATTAGGAATGAGAAGTTTATTCAAATGCACGGCAAGGCTAATCGTGATAATCGCGCCGCAGTGGCAGAGGAAAGAGAAATTCAGCAGGGAAGTCCTTTGCCAGTAATTAATGAAAGTTCAACAAGTAGTGTGCAGGGACAGGAAATCGCGGCTCAATTGTTTAACAACACTTAAGGAGTTATCACGATGGGTGCTCGTGCAATTCAATTTGCACGCAGAGGCGGCACTGGAGTACCCTTAATTCAGTCTCAGAAGTATAAGACTGGCGAAGCAATTATTAAGGGCTCCTTGCTTGCTGAAGATGCGAATGGTGAGTTAATTCTTCACCTTGGTGGTACTAACAAGGCTGTCGTTGGTATTGCCTTGGAAGCGGCTGATTCACGACCGGGTTTTGATGCTGCTAATTCCCCAACTGTAGTTACGGGACGGAAGCAGGAGCTTAGTTACGTCGTTGCTGATCTTGAGACTGTGTTTAGTGCTCAGCTTACTGGTGATGGTGGGGCTACGATCACTACTGCTGCACAGACTCATGTTGGCGAAGAGTACGGCGTTGTGAAGGATGCTGATGGTATTTGGTATATTGATACTACAGAGACCGTTACTAAGATCTTTGACATTGTGGACTTTGACGCAGACTTAAATGTTGTCTTCGTTAAGTTCCGTACCGACGCAATTGCGGCAGGAGCTTAATAATGCAGACTCAAGGCGCATTTAATCTGTTATTCCGTCCCGGTATGCGTTCTGACTTCCGTGAGGAATATGACGCATTTGAGACGGAATATCCAGACTACCTCAATGTTGGCAGTACTTCTTTACCGGAAGTTTCTGCTACGATCATGACTGGTCTTTCTCGCCTCATTGAACTTGATGATGGCGAAGCTATTACTTATGAATCGCCCAAGATTGGTCCGAAGGTAATGGGCGTTGATAAGGAATATGGTATCGGTGTTCAGATTGGTCGTAAGATTGTTGAAGATGACCAGTATAGTAAGATGAAGCAGGCTGCAAAGTGGTTAGCTCATGCAGCTCGTATGACGTATGAATATCGCGCTGCTGGTTTCCTTGACGATGCCTTTACTGGTAACACCTATAAGGGCATTGATGGGCTGGCGTGGTGCTCTACTTCTCATACGTTCCTCAATGCTGCTGGCACTTGGGCTAATCGCTTAAGTCAGGAAGTCGGATTTTCGATGGCTGGCTTTACTGCAATGATTGATCTGTTCGCTGTGCTGAAGGACCACAATGGCGATCCGATTAAGATGTTCCCCGATAAGTTAATTATCGGTAATAACACGGGTGATATGCACCGTGCTATGCAGATTCTTGGTAGTGACAAGGAACCGTTTACTGCTGAAAATCAGGACAATGCTGTGAAGCGTCGCTTTGGTAATATGAAGGTTGTTACTTCTCGCTATAAGTCGTCCTTGAAGTCTTACTTCATGGTCAATAATCGGTATAATGATGCACACTTACTCGTGCGTCGGCCTGTGAAGATGGAGGATGATTTCGACTTTAACACTGGTGCTGCGTTGTACAAGACTACTACGCGATTCCTCATTTGGGGTGTTGACCCGCGTGGTTGGGTTGGCGCTAATCCCTCTTAAGGAGGTATTCAATGGGTTCGCGTAGAGCGACTAACCTGCCGTGGCTTACTGGTGATGAAGACCCGGATAATTTAGTTGATGGTGATTCGCCGGGTGGAATTATCCATAAGTTTAAGGCTGGTGCGGCATTAAACATCGGTGACATTGTTTACTTAAGCGCAGCTCATACTGTCAATAAGTCTGCTGATGTTGCTGATTACGATGCTGTTATTGGTGTAGTTGTCGGCGGTAAGACCACCAACTATGAAGTATTGCAGGATGATATTGATGTTGGTGTTCAGGCTGCTGCGGCTAACGAAGTTGTATTAGTTTGTACGCACGGTAAGGCAAAGGTAGTTGCCGATGATGCTATTACGCTTGGTGACAAGCTTACTAGCGGTGGTACTACTGCTGGTGCGGCTGCTGTAGGTGCTATTACTACTGACTTAGCTGCTGGACAGTCTGGTAGCTTAGTTGGAACCGCATTAGAAACGGCTGCTGCTGGTGGCGACATTATCCTTTGCTTAGTCAACGTTCACTAAGGATGTAACAATGAAGCTGGCACTCTTAATCCAAGCTCCTGCAAAAGTAATCAAGGAGTCGCATGTTAGCTTCTTGGGTGCTGGAAAGTTTCGTATTGTTAGCTCGGGTAGCGATACTAAGCTCGCTGCCCGAGTTAACAATATTGAACAGGGCGTCGAAGAAATTGTGAATGGGCCTTGCTACATTTCGATCATTGTCAAAGAACCTACTGAGGAAAGAATCTCAGTTTATGCCGAGAAGGTAGCATGAGCATTGACTTAGTGACTATGCGTGATGAATTAAGAGATCACCTTGGTCAAGACGATGTTGAATTAGATGATGATGCGGCAGATTTATTATTAAATCGTGCCTATTGGGAACTGTTAGATAAGTTTCCATTTCGAGAGAAAGAAGTTTCAGCTACGTTTCCTACTGTTGAGGGCACAGCTTTATACGGCGTACCCTCACCATTTGAATCGTTAAGACAACTTTCTATCGAGAATCCTGACACCAATGAGCATACATATCTTCGTAAGTGGGACATTAGGGATTACGAAGAGAATATTATTAACAATTCTGATGCTTATGGTTTCCCTACCAACTATGTGCGTGAAGGCTGTAATGTAAAGCTCTGGCCTACGCCGGATGATGTTTACACCATCACAATTAAGTATAATACAGTTCTTGAAGATTTAAGCGACGACAACGCTTCAAGTAACTTACCTCACCAGTGGGATGAAATAATTCTCTATGGTGCTGTATGGCGTGGATGGATTAAGCTTGGTGATACAGAGAAGGCAAAAGAAATTAAAGGCTTCTGGACTTCATTATTTTCTGGCCTGAAGCCTGTCGAATCCAAGGAAGAAGTAGATACGCACTATGCGGCACTAAACGCTATGAGGCCAGATTACGATGTCTGATTGCAGGACTGAGGTTACGGCTGAAAGTTCTAGCGCTGTGAATGTAAGCATAGAAGATCAGCCTGCCCGTCCTGTTATTATTAAGAAGGATTGTCATACATTTGAAGTGGTTGAAGTTCCGGGCCAAGACCCGCCAGTTGTAGAAGGAAACGAACCAGTTACTAGTGACGCAGGATTGAGAGAGTTTGAAGCAGAATTAAACGCTAGTGATGTAACTGTTAGTGATAATGCTTCATTCACCAAACGTCCAGATGCTCTTAGTTTTGATTACTTAACAGCATACAGTATCGGCCCAGAGGATATTGCTGATGTATCACTTGGACCAACAGCTAGAGTTTGGCGAGCAAGAGCAATTGATGGCATTGTTTACTTATCAAGGGCTAATGCAGCCAACAATGATTGGGAAGCAGAGGTCGCGCTATTTAATTACACTGGTGAAGCTGTTGAGATTGATTTAGCATTTGAGCAAGCTGCTCGCGCTGTCGTTTGTTTAGAAATTGCTGGTAGAGTTTGGCTCTACTGGTTCGATTCTACGATCAGCGCATTTGCCTTGACAAACTTTACAGCGGGTAGAACACCACGTTTAGTTCTTGATGACTTAGACGATACAAGTAACAGTGACGTTTTGTTGTTTTATATCAATGGCAATACGCTTGAGTATAGACAGCAGAGAGACAGATACGATCCAGCCTATGCTACACCAGTAACAGGTTTGGATGTAAACTACTTCTTGGAAGATGTGTTTAGAACAACTGATAATCGTATTGCTGTTTTATATTCAATTAGAAACACGGCATTAGGACAGTATAGTTTTGGTAGGCTTGAATCAACACTCTATCCTTTTGTATTACCAGAAGATGAACTAGACATTGAGCAACTGATTCAAAGTGGCTTACTTGATGTTATTGTTATTAACTATACGACTTTCGATATTGAATCTCTTGATATAAGTCAGTTAATCCAAAGTGGCACGCTGGCTTTACTTGTTATAACTCATGAATTGTTTGATAAAGATTCACTTGATATAGCTCAAGCAATTCAAAGTGGCACACTTCCAGTCGTTGTTATTGTACATGATCTTTTCGACAACGACGAAATGGATATAATACAACAGATCCAAAGTGGAACTCTTGTAGCAATTGTAATTGTCCATACGCTGTTCGATATAGATTCGTTAGATATTGTACAGCAAATCCAATCGGGGACATTAGCATGACATTGCTTTTTAACAATAAGATTCCCCGTAATAGAGTGCTTGAGCTTGAAGCGGCACCTATGCGGATTGAAGGTTGGGTAACTGTACAGTTAGGAAGAAACTTGGATGGAAAGAAAGGCCCGCCGATTATATTGAGGGAGTTGAAGTTTAAGAATCTCATTGTCAATGGCGGGCTAGATTTGCTTGGCTCAAACTCAACTTCTCTTAGTTCAACCTTCTTAAATTACATTGCAGTTGGTACAGGCTCAACAGCTCCAGCAAATACTGACGCCGGACTCGTATCTGAAACTGGAGTTCGTACTAATAGTAATGGAGGCTTTGCCGATGTAACCGGATTTGGACCTGCAAATGCTTATGCTTTTTTGCAGCATACAAGGCTCTTTACAGAAGCACAGTCAAATGGAAATTTAACTGAACTTGGATTTTTCACAGCATCTACGTCAGGTACAATGTGGATGCGTCAATTGTTTAAAGACGGAACTGGCACACCAACAACTGTAGTAAAGACTGCAAGCGATCAACTTAAGATCATTTATGAAATGCGAATCTATCCACCATCAGCCGATGTGGTGAATACGATTACAATTAGTGGAACACTTTACACTTATACGCATAGAGCAGCAAACATCGGGGCATCACCGTGGAGTTTTGCAAGCATGTTCCAAGCAAGCAAGAATTTATTTGCTTGGAGTTCTTCTGAATTTGACGACGCATATGAAACTGCCACACTAGGAACAACGGCTGGTGCTCCAAGCGGCACTAATGCTACTGCGGATTCATTAAGTTTCTCAACATATAGTGCAGGCAATTACTACCGAGATAAAACCTCTAAGTGGGAACCTGCAACTGGTAACTTTGGAACTGGTATTGGCGCAACTACTGTTAATATTTTCAATACAGGCGCAAGGGTTCCAATGTTTCAAACTAGCTGGAGTCCGAAGTTTACAAAGGACAACACTAAGCGTTTGACCCTAGTAACAAGGTTATCTTGGGCGAGGCACTAATGCTCACTGGATTCCTTGATGAAGTTGATAACTCAGATCAGTTACCTGAGTTGAGATTGTTGCCAGTTCCTGACATTCTGCTGTATTCAAATGGAATTGTTGGCGATGTTATTGACGAAAGTTTAAGTCCTGTTGTGCGGGCTTTCGGGCATTATAGCTTTGGTGACGTTGTTTATCGCAGTGGGAATGTACTTGGATTTAATTTAGAGATTCACAAAACAGCAGTTTATAATGCACTGTTACTCGATGCTGTTACAATTCCAGAGCTTGAGATTATTCCACCGGAGCCTGAAGTTCCATTTAATCCAATTGTAACCGTTACTCTATGTCCTGATCCTGTGGCACTTAGCGACATTGAAGAATGTTGCCGAGAGGAGTGATTCAAAGTGCCTGCGAAGTCAAAGGCGCAACTTCGCTACATGGCGGCAGTAGCTTCTGGTGATATTAAAAAGAAAGGATTATCAAAGAAAGAAGCTGCTGAGTTTGTCCATGCAAGTAAGGGTAAGAAGTTGCCGGAAAGGAAGAAGAAATGAGCACAGTCATTAAGAATATTGATAAGATCATGCTCATTATCATCTTACTCTTTCAGCTTTATACCATGACAGGCGGTGATTTTAGAACAAACTCTACAGTAATCAAAGACCTAGAAGCGGAAGTAGTAAGGAATAGGCAAGCATTTGATGATAGAAGTGCTTACATTGATTCAACATTCGTTCGTTATGTTCGTGCATTGGCTGTTGGAGAGTGCCTCGATAGATCCTATATAGAGGCAGCTAAGATGCAACTAAACTGTTCACAACTATTTCAAGATATGGGGATGACATACACTCCGAGAAAATAATGAAGAAATTATTGCTGAGCGGTTCGTTTTGGGGCAGTTTAGGAACCTTAGCTGGTGCAATGATGGGGCCTCCTGTTCTAGCTGTGCTTCCTACTAAGTGGGCTGGCGTAATGATCGTAGTAGGAACGATTGTTACTGCGCTAAGTCGTTCGCTTCCAGATGTATTGAAGGAGATTATCAGCAATGATTCAGTGGCGGACGGTTAATAAAAGCAGTCTAGATTCTCAATTTTGCTTTGACGTACACAGATTGCTTGATGAATCAAAGTACACTTGGTACGTTACAGAAGGCTATCGTTCAATAGCTAGAAGCAACATGTTGTGGGATGAATACAAGCATGGAATTGTTCTAAGAGACGCAAGCGGAAAGATTCTTAGAGATGAAAATGGTAATATTAAAAGAGGTAAGAAAGGCCCAAGGGCAGCAATTGGTGGACTAAGCGCACATAATTATGGTATGGCGATTGACGTTGTTTTAGATGGTGATGATGTTAAGCCCGGATTACAGATGGATTGGAACACTAAAGCTGCTGGTTGGCTTTGGTTAAAAGCTACAATTTGGAAGCACCCAAGACTCCATAGTGGTTGGAGCTTTGGTGATTGGCCACACATTGAGCGGTATAGATGGAGAGATTACGCATCATGGAGAAAAACTTATGAGGACAATCTTTACGCTATTAACCACCCTGACTTGTTTGTTGGTGTTGGCTTGCCAGCCTAACGATTTAAACACATCAAGTCTTGGTGCTAAGGTTGCATTAGCTCAGAGCGGTGATTCGTTACAGGTCACAGTGTACTACACTTTGCGTACAGCTGATTCAGCTAAGTTTACTGTAAGTTCTACGAATGGTCAGCCTGCAATCAGTAAGGTTGGTAAGTCACAAGCGGGTAACTTAGTATTTATGTTACTTGGCCCGGCTGAAGGTGAAACGGATACGGTTAGTATCAAGCCCATTGCATATAAGGCAGGGCAGGCTTTCACCCAAGCTACGATTACTAAGACATTCACTCGTTCCGTAACTGCACCACCTAACGTAGTTGATTCTGTTGCTGTGCAGGCTGCAATTCTGAACTCAAAGTTTCTTGATACAGCGTTAGTTGCATTGACTACTGGCGAAATGTGTCCTGCTGAACTTCGAGATTATCGTAATGGAATGTTAATTGTACCGCGAGGTAACCAGAGTGAGAATTGTGCCAGCGTATTTAACAATGAAATTCTAGCTGACAATGCTAGGGTTATAGAGACAATAAACGCTGGTTATCCTTGGACGAACAGACAGGATTCTATTTGGCGAAGTTCGCCACCGTCCACCGTCGAGCTTCCAAAGGTATTTATGAGCGTAGCATATATTCCTAGTGTTACTGTAGATACATTTGTATTTGCTAGTGATGCTCAGAATGTTGCTATTGCAGCGTACAGGTCGAGTCATCCTAATTTTAAATGGGGTGAATGATGAAAGGATTCGCGGCGAAGTATTGGGGAATTGCGGTGCTTGTCCTTAGTGCATTTATTTGGCTAAAAATCCACGACAAGCAAGTGCGGGATACCGCATTGTTCAATGCTCGCCGCGATTCTCTTAACGTTGCTTATACAGCTATTCAGCAATTAAACAAAGCAAACGATGATTTAGTTACGAAGCTTAACACTAAGGATTCGACGATTCAAGTTGCTAAGGATTCATTGGTTAAACAGAGCGCACAATTAAGTACAATTAGAAAGCGCGCCATCATATTAACTGATTCGGTTGTCAAGGTTATCAATGTTAGTGATGCTGAAAGAGAATTACTGAGTAGCTCAATTCAAAACGAACGTAATCAATTTCAGGCAGAGCTTCAACGCTTAGGTAAGCTTAACGCATTAAGCACTGAGCAATTGGCGATTAAAGATAGCATCATTGGTGCAAGAGATAATCAGATTGCTGGACTCAAAAAGCTCAACGCTGATTTGCATAGAGAGCTAAATGCAAAGTCAACGGGCTCAAGCCTTAGTACCAAAGTAGCATTTCTCGCTGCGGGATTTGTCTTAGGCAAGATATGACCAACAATCCTCGTGTACAGCAACAAGCTATTATTGAAACTTCTCAAATCCAAGAGAAGCTTCCGACAGAATTTGTAGGCACGTTCAAAGCTGGAGATGCTACGCCAAGTGTAATGGATTGTAGCACTTGGAAATGTGCTGGCGACGTTGTGACTATCACTAACTTTGATGATGGTCAAGAGGGTCAGCATCTTAGCATCTTAGGTGATGGCGCGACTACGTTAGAACATGGGACGAATATTGTATTAAGTGCCGGAAGTGATACGTTATTAGCCAGTGCGACTGTTTATGAGTTTGTGCTGCTGGATGATGTATGGTATCAAGTTGGTGGAAGCGGTTCTAGTAGTGGAAGCTCTGGAATGACAAGAGGTAATGTTGATGTTACTACAGCTTCCATTGCTGATAATGCTAGTGCAACTGGAACAGTCACATTAGGTAAATCGTTTGAGTTATTCAAAGTTACAGTAGATAGAGATTGCAGAGTCAGACTTTATCAAACTAGTGCAGATAGAACTGCTGATGCTGCAAGGGCCATTGGGACTGATCCTGACTCAGCCGCAGGAGTTATTTGTGATCTTGTATTTGACGGCTTTACTGAAATTGTAACGTCTCCTAGAATCTCAGGTAACAATCAAGATTCGCCAGTAACAGACACGATATATTATAGTATAACCAACTTAAGCGGTGCAACCTCGACTGTGGCTGTTACATTCAATCGTGCTGTAACGGAGTTCTAATGAGCGTTTCATCTGCGTCTTTGTTTCCAGATAACAGCACCGCAGCTAATTTTCGTGCATGGGGCAAGCATATTCATGATGCACTAGTAGCTGCTGGGCTAACATTAGCATATTCTAACTTTGCGACTGGAACAGATTGGACTGATGTATCAGCTCCAACACTCGCTAATGATACTGAAGTCACTGAAGTTTGGGCATTTGCTGATACACTACAAGCTACTGCTCCTATCTTTGTTAAAATTGAATATGGTTCTGGCACAGCAGCAACAAGACCGTCATTGTGGGTAACTGTAGGTACTGTGCATGATGGCTCTGGAACGTTAACTGGTACGCAAATCAGTGACAGAGTTCAAATACCGGCAACAAATAACTCTGCGATTTTAGCTCAAAATTGCTATGTAAGCGCAGACACCAATCGTATTTGTGTTGCAATGTTCATTGGAACTAGTAGCTTTAGTTTTGGATTTGTCACTGAACGTGACCATGATGATGATGGCACTGATAACGGAAATGGAATAGCCGTTGCTTGTTGGGCAACAACGACTAAATCAGAACAGTTTGTTCCTCCAACGTCAGGATTAGGCGCGCCAACAACTAGATCAACAACTCGTCTCTCAGGTGTTACACCACCTGACAAGTCAATATATGGTTCTGATTTAGGTGTAGGAACATGGCTGCCGAATAAAGGTAAGAATTTAAATCCGTCTCGGTGTTTAGGTTTCTACAATTCCACGGATTTTGTGACAGGTGCGACCCTTATTGTTAGTATTTATGCCATAAACCATACGTTCATTGCGCTTGGCTCTGCTGCTGTAAGCAATCCAATGGCTATCTCAAACGTTTATGCTATGATGAGATATGAATAATGACAAACTATGGAGCGACGGCACCGCAAGCAACAGCCAAAGTTTCTAGAGGTACACTTGGAATCATTCCAAGATTAGATAATGCAACTATTGGTGGTGGTGGTACTGTACCCACAACGGGACAAATTTGGCCTCGGGGAGTAAATGATTAATGCCATATACAAATGCTTGGAATACTACTGACCCGTCAGGTAGTGTAGCAGCAAACACAATTGACACTGAGATTCAGAAGTTAAGGTTGCAGCTACAGGAAAGAGTGTTTGCACTATTGTTTAACACTCCGTACACTGCTGACCCTCTAACTTTACTTGACAATATCACGGGTAAGAAGGACAGTAAGACGATCACGTTTGCTCCATTTAGCTTAAATACCGTTGAGACAGACGACGATGTAAATTGGAGCGACGATTATTTCTTATCAGACGATGGGCCAAATCATACAATTAGAATCAACTGTCCATTGCCTGTTGGAGTTACAATTACCAAGGTTGAATGGTTAGTTGATCGTGGTGGTTCAGCGTCAGTTAGCTGTGATTTAATGGAGATGAATTTTGCCGCCACGCCTGCCGCTGCTGTTAGCGTTGCAAATGCTTCAACTGCTGGTGCTGGTGCTGCAATTGTGGAAGCAAGCGGGCTTAGCATTGAGGTGGGAGCAAATGATTATTATTACGCTAAGCTAACTGGCTCCAGTGGTAGATTTAAGTTCTACGGTGTACGTATTACCTATAATACGCCCGACGCAAGGAATACATACTAATGGCTACGCGCTCTAGTATTGGCAAATGGGTTGAAGCTCGTGTCAATCAAGGTATGATTACCAGTATTGATGCAGCCGATATTCCTACGAGCGCACTTCAAAAAGTTCTCAATGCCCGCGTTAGATATGATAAGACTGAGCGGAGAAGCGGCTACGTTTTATTCAGAACGGATTTGTCTGACGATACTACAGAAGTACCAAAGGCAGATTCGACACACGTTCTTAAGGTTGCAACGCTTAAGGACAATGAAGGTAACGCTTATACGTTTCGCCTATCTCCGGGCAAAGTTTACTTACTTGATTCTGGCGCTTGGGTAGAAGTTACGCCAGTTACTACAGCAGTTAGTGGCGGGAATACAGATAGATACAAGACCGTTGTAATCAATAATCAGTTTGCGTTCTCAAACAACGGCGCTGATTATATTCAGCTTGTTGACCCTGTAGCTAAAACATATGATAGGCTAGGCAATGCGCCCAAGTACAAGTTTATCACTGGCTTTGCGAATCGCATCGTTGGTGCTTATCGTACTGATGGCGGCTCTCATGCTGTGGACATTGGCTGGTGTGGCAACGGAGTAATTACAGAGTGGGATAGTGCTAATGATAACAGCGCAGGTTCCACACCATTGGCTGAGTCTCCTAGTGATTTTGCAGATCACATTACTGGAATTTTTGGAATCAATAACGCACTAGTCATTACAAGAGAAAGGAGCATATGGCTTGCTTCACGCAATCCAGTTGCATCCAATCCATTTAATTTTTATAACGCAGTCCCTGGAATAGGATGCAATGCTCCTTATAGTTCAGCGCCATTTGAAGGCGGCTTATGTTTCTTCGACCCACGCACTAGTACAGTTTGGGCATATCCTATCGGCGGGCAACCAGAAAGTATTGGTCGGCCCATTGATAAAGAGTTATCGAAGAATATTGACGATCCTCAAAACATCTTTGGATCGTACAATCCTATCGAAAACGAGTATATTGTCTTCATTCCTGTTGTGGGGTCAGATCTTGTTAAGGCTTGGACTTTTAATTTTCGCACAAAGTCTTGGTCTTATGATGAAGTTGCTGATATTTGTTGTGCAGATGACCCTGATGTTAGTGCTGGCTATACTGCTATTGACGATCTTCTCGGTATTATTAACAACCTTACTGGGACAATAGACGAACTTAGTCCCACTAACAAGACGATCTCAAGCAGGATTTTAGGTAAGACTGATGGTGATATTCTACAAGAGTTGACAACAGCAACGGATGATGCAGGAACTGAGTTTGTTACAGAATTGGAAAGCAAGCTCTTTGAAGCTCCAGAAGATGATATTGTAGTTGTAGAGATCAGAGCAGAGATTTATGCTATCAAGCAATGTGAGTTGAAATTATACATCTCAAAGAACAAGCGAGATTACCAACTACTTCGCACTAGCACAATCAACGAACTTGAAAAGACAGTATTGTTTAAATACAAGAAACAGTTTAAGGCAAGACAGTTTAGCTTTAAGATTACAGGAACGGGTGGTAAGTTTTCATTTATGAAGTACGAAGTTCATGCTTTTATCTCTGGGGAATCTAAGCGATGAATCCAATTCTAAGTGTTGAGTGTGATGAAGTCAAGAGCGTCGTTACGCGCAATGTTTATCCTATGAAGCTTACTAGGGAAAACTTACTCAAATTTTGGGAGAAGGCTAGAAAGTATCCAACATTATTTACAAAGGAAATCAAGGGAGACTTTGATAAGTTCCTTGATGTGTTTATAGGAGAAGAGGATGGAGTAATTGTATCGCGCGGATTACTGTGGGTAGTAGATGATTTCGTTGGTGTATTTTACGCAACAGATATTAAGCCAGAGCAAGATGCACTTGTTCACTTTACTTTCTTCGATGGTAGAGTTAAAGGACGGGCACCATTAGCCCAAGCAATGTTAAGGTATGTGTTTTATCATTATCAATTTAGACGACTAACTGCTCATGTTCCTTTATTCGTAGTTCCTGCTGCTGTTAACTTTGTGCAGCAAGTAGGATTTAAGAAGGAAGGACGTAAGCGGAAATCATCTTACTACAACGGCGAATGGTATGATACGATTCATTTCGGCATCTTAAGAGAGGAAGTCGAAAATGGGAGTTAACACAAAAGAGATGGGCGGTGGTAGTGCTAAGCCAGTAGCAAGTGAGTTTGGTAAAATGTTATTGCAAGGATTACAAGGTGGATTTGGTGCTGTACCCGGACAAGCTGGTGCAAGTGGTGGATTAGGTGGATATTTGCAGATGTTACTTAGTGGGCAGGGCGCTCAAGGTGCGGTGACACAAGCCGAGATTGCAAAGAAGAAAGCAATTGGCGACTTAAGAGAGCGTTATAGTTTAGGTGGTACAGGTTACGGTACGCCTACTGCAACTGCTGAAGCACAGTATCGTGCAAATGTTGATCCGCAGATTGCAAATATTCAATCACAAAATATTGCACAAGCATTAAGTATGATCTTACCTGCATACCAGCAAGCATTTGGATTAGGCACGCCACAGGCTCAGTTAGTACAAACGCCAAGCTTTGGCGCTAATTTAATTGGTGGTGTTACTAGTCTTGCTGGCGCTGCTGCTCCATTCTTAGCTCCGGGAATTGGTAGTGCAGTTGGCCCGGCATTAGGCTCA